GCCACGGCCTACGTCACGCCTCGCTCCCTTGTGGCAGCGTCGGACATCTTGCAGGAGGGTGATGGCGTGCTCGACGACGACACGTTGGAGTCGGCTATCGCTGGCGCTATCGGTGAGGTGGCAGCGCAGAACCTGTCGGCGTTCGTTCGCTTCGGTCGTGACATCTGCTCGTATGACCGCGTGCTCAAGGACCCTGCCACTGCGCCGCTGTCTGACAACCCCACCGCACAGCTTGTGCAGATTTTCCAGTTCGTCTCCCGCTGTGACAACCGCGAGGACGCAGAGAAGATCGTCGAGTATGTGTGGCGCATGAAGGCAGAGATTCAGTCGATCTTCTGCAACACAGTGGCGCAGTCCTCGCGCACTGCCATCTATGTGACGCTGGCCAACTTCGGCAAGATGCTGGCTGCTCACAAGATTTTCTTCAGCACCAAGTGAACAACCTCCGGTTCATCAAGCCGCTGCATCCGTTGTGCCTGAATCGCAAGGGCGAGATCGTCCTGCGCGGTTCGGTCTGGAAGCAAAAGGCGTGGATCGTGCTCTCGGTCTGTGGGTACACGGGTATCAAGTCCAAGCGCACGTTCCTGCTGGCGCGCTCTGATCATCACGACTACAACCACGACCACGCCACCATCCTAGAGAACATGGCCCACCTGTGGGCTATGCAGTATGGGGTGGGGGAGTTCGAGTTCACGCGGCGCAACGCCGACCACAGGGAGTTGTTCCACCCATCCGAGTGGGACCCCACGTCAATACCAAAGGAGAACCAACCATGAGCTTCGACAAGCTGACACCCAACCAGCGCATTCAAGCAGCCAACATCGACTGCATGCGCCACCCTCAGTTCTCGCGTCTTGCTGGCGTTATCGCCATGGGTAAGTCCGAGACATCGCCCGCCATCCCGACGGCGTGCACCAACGGCAAGGACAAGCTGTATGGTGCCGAGTTCATCGGCGACATGACGCGCAAGCAACTGCGCTACCTCGTGCTGCACGAGAACTTCCATGTGGCGCTCAAGCACTGCGTGCTGCCCTACTACGTTGACCTGTTTAAGAAGCACGGCCAGCTATCCAACATGGCAGCGGACTATGTGGTCAACGCCATGATCGAGGAGCTTGACCCCGAGTTCAAGTTCGTCGAGCGCCCGACCAAGGTCCCGCCGCTGGTGGATGCCAAGTACGAGGGCATGTCCTTCCCGCAGGTGCTGCACGCGTTGCTCCAAGATGCCAAGGACAACCCCGAGCAGCAGTCCGGGCAGGGCGACCCGATGGACGAGCACCAGATGTCCCCCGAGGAGCTACCCGTCGAGGCGCGTGAGAAGCTGGAGAAGATGATCGACGATGCCAACCGCCAAGGCGAGTTGCTCTCGCGCAAGCTGCGCGGGGACAAGGAGGGTGGCAAGGACATCTTCGGCACCATGGCTGAGCGGCGCACCAACTGGAAGGACGCACTCACGGACTTCATCAACAACGTGTGCAAGGGCGATGAGAACTCGCGCTTCTGTCCTCCCAACCGCCGCATGCTTGCCTCGGGGTTCATCATGCCGTCCCACTTCGACGAGAACGTGGGCGAGATCATCGTGGCGTGTGACACGTCCGGCTCCATGCACTGGGCCTACCCCATCGTGTTCGGCGAGATTGCCCGTGTCTGCCAGCACGCCAAGCCCGAGAAGGTTCGTGTGCTGTGGTGGGACACCAGCGTGGCGGGTGACCAAGAGTTCGCGCCTGACCAGTTCGACAAGATCGGGGACCTCATGAGCCCCAAGGGTGGCGGCGGCACTACTGTGTCGTGCGTCGCTGACTACATTGCTGAGAAGCAATACAAGCCCAAGGCAGTCATCATGCTGACCGACGGCTACATCGAGTCCGAGTATCGCTTGCCCGAGTTGCCTGTGCTCTGGGGTGTAGTGGAGAACGACGACTTCGTCCCCCAGCGCGGCAAGGTGCTGCGCATTACCGCTTGATCAACCAAAGGAGAACCAACCATGACCCGTTACAACATCGACACCTGCGCCATGCTCGCAGAATTCAACGCCAGTGTGTGGACCGCACGCAAGCTCGACAAGGGCGCAACCGAGGAAGTCGTCACGGCCAAGCGTGCCGGGGCCAAGGACGCAGCCCGCGTCAACAAGCACCTGCTGGCAGGTCGCAACGAACTGGAGGTCATCCAGTCCATGATCGGTCGTGCTCGCCAGTACGTGTACGACAACACCCTGCCGTGGTCCGACTCGGGGCTGCGCCTGCTGCCCACCATCAACTTCGAGAAGTTCGCCACCAAGATGAACGAGCTTGAGCAAGAGTTCGAGGACTTGGTCAAGAACTTCGTGACCATCTACCCGACGCTGATCACGGCACAGGCGATGGCGCTGGGCGACATGTTCAAGCGCGACGACTATCCCTCGCAGAACGAGATCATGACCAAGTTCAGCTTCCGGGTGAACTACATGCCTGTGCCGACGGCGGGAGATTTTAGGATTGACGTAGGCAACGCAGCCATGGACGACATCAAAGCCAAGCTGCAACGCCTTGCCGACGAGCGAGTGGAGCAAGCCATGGCCGATGTGCGCAAGCGCCTCGGGGATCACTTGAAGCGCATGTCCGACCGCCTGACCACCGACTACGTGGCGGGTGAGGCCAAGCCCCGCAAGTTCCACGACTCGCTCGTCGAGGGTGCGCTGGAGTTGTGCGACATGACCAAGGCGCTGAACGTCACCGGGGATGCCGACCTTGAGTCCACGCGCAGCCAGTTGGAGCAGCTTCTGTGCAACGTGTCCCCCACAGAGCTACGCAAGAACGCCGCTGTCCGTGACGACGTGAAGAAGAACGTCGATGCAATCCTCGATAAGTTCAGTTTCTGACCTGCGAAAGGAGTGATATGTGAAATACGAGTCTATTGCTGCCATGCACTACCGCAGGCTGGCAGACAAGGAGGCGGGCATCAAACACTCGCCCTTGTTCAACCTCAGAGAGTGCTGCGAGGCAGCGGGGGTAACCCCGCAGTGGTACGGGCGCATGGCGCATCAGCACTCTGGAGCCCCCGCCCCCGTACTGCGCTGTGGCAAACGCAACGTCCCGCTGTATCGCAAGCACGAGATCGCTGAGTGGGTCGCCCACATTAAACAACTTACCCAGACCAAAGAGAAAGGAACGGTCATGCCTTCTTTACAAGACGCTTTGCAATCTGCGCTCGCGCAAAAAAGCGTGATGCCTCTCCCCGAGGCGACCCTAAACCAGCCTGCCATCCCGGCAGACTGGGACGACGAAGGCGGCGCAGCCGTCATCACTGAAACCGCAACCACGCAACCCAAGGAGAAACCAATGAAACATCTGTTCGCACCCACCAACAACGTGTCTCGCGAGACCTTCAACTACGTGCGCGACAACCCCGGATGCACACGCATGGAGACCATCCGCGCGCTGGAGGCCAAGGGGTTCAACCGCACCTCGGTCAGTTCGATCCTCGCCTCGATGCTGGCGCAGGGTGCAGCCGAAGGAGACTCCAAAGGGATGCGCACAATCGTCGCTGAGTACCAACCGCTCAAGTCCCCCAGCGCGTTCAGGAAGCAGCAACAGCGCTTGCAGGAGGAGAAGGCTGCGCGTAGGGCGCAGCGCAAGCAGATGAAAGTTGTGCGGCGCAGCAAGCCCATGGTGGAGGAGAATGCGCCTTCGCTGGTGTTGCGCCCCGCGCCCGGCGCGTGGTCCCCGACTGATGTGCTCAACGGGTTGTCCGTCATTCAGGCCAAGGCCGTGTACGAAGAACTCCAGAAGATTTTCAACTGAAAGGAAAGCGCCATGACCAAAGAAACGCATCACCCCAGCCTGACCATGCCCAGCGTGCGCGTGACCGACATCAAGTTCAGCTATCAGCGTGGCGCTGACGTGCAGGCTACGTGGCGCAGGTTTGGCTGGACACCGCCCAGCGAGAAGATGACCCCGCCCCCACCTGAGCGCGTGCCCGAGACCCACTGGGAGCCTGCCGTGCGGAGGGTGAAATGAGTACCGGGGGCCCGGCTTTTCCGTGTGAGGCGTATGACCTTGAACGGAAGGTGATGGTGAATGAAGAAGGCATGACCCTGCGCGACTACTTCGCGGCCAAGGCGATGCAGGGACTGATCAGTAGCGCAGACTGGCGAGAGGCTGTAGCTGAACACACCACGAATGACATGGCGGCAACGAAGTTCACTGCGTTAACTGCGTATGAAATGGCCGACGCGATGCTGAAAGCGAGGGAACAATGAACGAAGACGAAAAGCGTGCGGACTTCCTGTTCAACCTGAAGTTCTGGCTGGTCGTGGTGGCGGTGGGCCTTTTGCTTTATGAGGTGCTGGGATGAGCATCGACGCCATGAAGCAAGCGCTGGAGGCGCTGATCGACCTGACCAACGAGATGAGCGACCAAGACTTTGTGAATCAAGGAATGGACGCCATCACCGCCCTGCGCCTCGCCATTGAGCAGGCCGAGCGCATCCAACGCGCAGAGGAAGCCTTTGCTGCGGCTAGCGATGGGATGAAAGGCGAGCAGGCCGAGAAGCAGGAGCACGCCGAAAGATTGTCCCTAAAAGGTTGGCAGTATTTTGAGTGTCCTGCTTGTGGTTCAGAAGGAGCAAGAGCGTTTCCACAACCAGAACAGGACACGGCGCGCCCAATCTACGTCGCGGAGGTAACGATGCCTGACCCGGGGGTGGGGTATGACTGAACGTCAATGCTCATCGTGTGGGGGATTTTGCAAACGTAGCGGCTGCGAGCGTGAAAACGTAAAGCGGCCCCTGAATGCCAGCGCTGAATATGAACGCGGATTTATCGACGGCATGCAAAAGCAGATGCAGTCCAGCGTGGACAAGGCGGTGAACCGAATGGCGACGCCTCAGATTGAAAAGCTGGAAGCGTATGGCGAGGCCAAGCGGCTCAACGCGCAACTGCTGGAGGCGCTGGAGAGCATGGTTGCATCTTGCTGGAGCGATGGGTTTACGAACCGCAAATACAACAGCGACGAACATGAAGAAAACGTGCGGCGTGATTTGGTTCTCGCTGCCATCGCCGCAGCAAAGGAGAAGGTATGAGAAAAAGTTTGCACCTGACCACCGAGTTTTTCCCGCGCCTGTGGCCGTGCTTTGCCGTGGGGTTTTTCAGCGGCGGCAACGAGTTTGTCCTGCACCTCTATCTGGTGTGCTTTCGCATCCGGTGGGGGTACTGATGAACAACGAGAAAGTAACCCATCTGCCAGCCAGCGTGAACTACACCCCAGAGCAGGCGCTTAAGTCGGCACTGGATATGTGTGAGGATGGTGGCCTGAGCGATGTGATGATCATCGCCTACGACTGGGAGGGCGAACTGTTCGTGCGCTCATCCAAGATGACCCGGGCCGAGGGGCTGTTCATGGTGGAGAAGGCTAGGGAGTGGTCAATGTACGGAGGTTTGGAATGAGCGCAAAACGAGAGTACCTGTGGGCCGTGTTCACCAACACCCCGCAAAGCCCGAAACTTGTGGAAGCGGCGCTGATTTTCTATCACGCCGAAGTGCCTGTCGAACAAGCACGCGAGTACATCAGGGTGTTGGCCGAAAAAATAAAGGCGCTCGCATGACTCTGACCTTCTTCCTAGTCCTTCTGCTGCTTGCCATCTGCGTGGTGCTGATCGGGGCCCTTGGTGTCGTGTTGTGGTGGAGCGAGCGTGAATTGCACTAAGTGCGGGCGGGACACGACGGTGTTGGATACGCGAATGATCGAGACTTTCCTGCGCCGTCGGCGTCAGTGCCTGCACTGCAAGCACCGCTTCTCCACGTACGAGATCGACGATGGGATGACCAAGACCATCAAAAAGTACCTGTTCCCGCACAGCGACACGATTGCCAAGCGGGTGGCGCTGACTCGACGCAATGAGAAAATAGTTGCCCTGCTCAAGCAGGGCGTCAAGCACGCCGTCGTGGCGGCGGAGTTCGGCTTGAGCGACAACATGATCAGCACCATCGCCACCCGGGCGGGGGTCAAGTCGTACAGAAAAGTAAAGGTGTTAAAAAAATGAGCTTTGTCAGTCAGCAACTTGTTTTGCCAAAGTCGTCCAGCACCCAGCCCCAGCATCCGCTGCGACTGTGCAACAAGTGTCAGAGAGATACGCCCCCGGAGGGCGGCGTGCAGATGTCCGCAACCAAATGGTTGTGCGCCGCGTGCTGGACGCGCCGAGCAATACGAAAGCCTGCTTGATGGTCAAGCGTTTTACAAGCAAAATCTCGGAAAAGAAAAGCGTTGAGGAGCAGGTGATGGCAGGAACGTGGTGGCCCTTCGATCGTGTGGACGCGAAGCTGTTGGAAAAGATCAACCGCAAGCGCACGCAGCCGAAGAAGCCCGACCTGCCCGCTGCGCCTTTCTAAGAGTCAACTGTCGGCACACGTTGGTCCATGCGCACGAGCCTTGTAGATGCGACTGCGCGTTGGTGAGTAGGGCAAGCCGACTGCTTACTGAAGTATGTCCTACTCACTCCAAGTTACAGCGGCGGGGGGCGCTGAATCTACACATCCCCCCACTTTTAATGGAGAACCAACAATGACAGCAGAATGGAAAAAGAAACCGCTTGAACGCGGCAAGCGATACAGCGACATCCAGCGCCTACAGGCGCGGGTCAAGGAGCTTGAAGTGGCGCTCCAAGACACGGCCGACCTGTACAGGCTGAAGAAAGACGAGCTAGCCCACGTCACCAAGATCGCCAAAGACCGGATAGACGCCAGCGACAAATACAACACGCTGCGCCGCAACGGCGTGATGATCGAGGACGAGGGCCAGTTCAAGTACTTGAAAGGCGACGAGCTTGACGAGTTCATGCGGAACTACCGCAGCGAGCCGTTCTTCACGTTTGATGAGGTGGCTGCTGTTGACTGGCAGATGGTGTACGGGAACCGAATCCGCAACGAAGGCATGAAGACGGTATCGGGGTACGTCACGTATGACGGCACTTGGTATCGTTTTCACGCGGAGCCCTGACATGGCAGCCACACCAGAAGCGAAAGTCAAGAAGCAAATCCGCGCCATCCTCGATGCGCACGGCGTGTACTACGCGATGCCGATTGGCACGGGCTACGGCAACTCGGGCGTGCCTGACTTCCTGTGCTGCGTGAACGGCTGCTTCCTCGCCATCGAGGCCAAGGCAGGCAAGGGCAAGACCACGGCCTTGCAGGACGACAACATCACCCGCATCGTGGACAGCGGCGGCGTGGCCATCGTCTTGCGGGAGACCAACCTGCACGAACTCCAGCCGCTCATCAAAACGCTCAAGGAAATAAAACATGGACCCTAAACTCGCTGCCAAGTGCATGGCTGACCTGACCGAGGACGTGAAGCACATGGACGAGTCGGCGCAAGCCAGCTTCGCTTCGCTGCTGCCGCTTCTCTCCAAGTTGTACCGCCGGGACTCCACCGTCAAGGGCGTGCTGATCTTCTGCGACGCTGACAGCCAGACGATTGTTCGCATCAACGCGGACGAGTACGAGGCCAACGGCATGCTGCACACCGCCATGCCGCTACACGAAGAACTATTAAAGGCCGAAGCGCCTGACTGCGGGAGATTGAATTGAGTGCACCGTTTGACCGCATCCTAGCGATTGACTTCGAGACGCGCTGGTCGAAGGCGGACTACACCCTGTCGAAGCTGACCACTGAGGAGTACATCCGTGATCCCCGATTCAAGGCATTCGGTTTCTGCGTACACGAGTTTGGAAGCGCTGACCCCATTCGATGGGTTCGAGGAGATGACATACCTGAGTACGTTTCTGGAATCGACTGGGGACGAACCGCCGTCCTTGCGCATAACGCCCAATTCGACGTTTCCATATTGGGGTGGCACTACGGGGTTGTACCAGCATTCATCTTCGACACGCTATCAATGGCGCGAGCTTTACGCGGCGTGGAGGTTGGCAATTCCCTTGCCAAACTCGCAGGAGATTTTGGTCTTCCCGAAAAAGGGCGAGCCGTACACAGTACTGATGGACTCAGTGAACTGGATCATCAGATTGAGGGAGAACTTGCGGAGTACTGCAAGCACGATGTCTTTCTATGTGAAGAAATATTCAAGCGACTGAGCGCGGGCTACCCCAAGAGCGAGCTACGCCTGATCGACATGACGCTCAAGATGTACACCCGCCCGCTGCTGGAGCTTGACTCCGACATGCTGGAGAACGCCCTTGTTGAGGAGAAGACGAAACGTGAAGGACTCTTACAAAAGCTCGGCGTGGACGAGGCTGTTCTGGCGTCGAACCCAAAGTTTGCACAAGCGCTCCACGCGCTTGGGGTTGAGCCGCCTACAAAGATTAGTCGGACAACTGGCAAGAAGACCCTTGCGCTGGCGAAAAACGACGCCCTCTTTCAGGCACTACTTAACGGGTCCAACGAGGACGTGGCGCTCCTATGCGAGGCGCGGCTCAAGGTTAAGTCCACAACCGAGCGAACCCGGGCCCAGCGATTCCTAGACATCTCCCGGCGCGGCAAGCTGCCCGTGCCGCTGTCCTACTACGGCGCGCTGTCCGGGCGGTGGACCGCCTCCAAGGGGAGCGCCATCAACATGCAGAACTTGAAGCGCGGCTCGTTCCTGCGCAAGGCGATCATGGCCCCCGAGGGGCACCAGTTGGTGGTGGGCGACCTGTCCCAGATCGAGCCCCGGGTGCTGGCATGGCTGGCCGACTACGACGAACTTCTTAACATCTTCAAGTCGGGGCAGGATGCCTACGCCCAGTTCGGCGCGCAGATGTTCGGCATCCCGGGCATGACCAAGGAGACCCACCCAGACCTGCGGCAGTCGGCCAAGAGCGCGTTGCTCGGGTGCGGGTACGGCCTTGGCTGGGCGAGCTTTGCCGCGCAGCTTCTCGTTGGCTTCCTCGGGGCCCCGCCCGTGCGCTACGACAAGCCGTTTGCACAAAAGCTGGGGGTGAACCGCGAGTACGTCGAGCGCTTCCTGTCCAAGGAGGAGAACGTGCAGAAGATGCTGGACATCCCGCACACCTGCACTGACGAGGAGTTGCTCACGCACTGCGTGGCGGCCAAGCGGATCATCGACATCTACCGCGCCACGGCGTGGCCCGTGGTGGCCTTCTGGGAACTGATGGGGCAGCTTCTGTTGAAGAGCCTTGTCGGCGGCGAAGAGGTCGTGTATAAATGCCTCACCTTCAAAAAGGAGGAGATCGTATTGCCCAACGGCATGCGGCTCCTGTACCCGAACCTGCGGCAAGTCAAGGACAAAGACACTAAGCAGTTGCAGTGGGTGTACGGTGCGGACGAGACCAAGCTGTACCCGGGGAAGATCACGAACAACGTGGTGCAGGGCACGGCGCGGATCGTGATGACGGATGGGATGCTACGGGTGAACAAGAAGTACCCCATAGCAGGCACAGTGCATGACGAACTGATTGCAGTTGTGCCTGATGAAGAGGTCGCCGACGCTAAGACTTGGGTCTTGGCGCGAATGACCATGGAGCCGAGTTACATGCCGGGGATACCTCTGGCCGCTGACGGTGGCGCACACCGCCGATATGGCCTAGCCAAGAACTAAGGAGAAGCAATGGAGATACCAAAACAAATCAAGGTGGGGCGCACCAAGTACACCGTGCTAACGCCCATGTACGCCATCAACCGCCACCACTACGGCGGCATCAACTACGAGAGCGCCCGCATCTACGTGTCCAAGCGTGAGCCCTACACTGACAAGCCCGTGTCCAAGCGCGTCATGGCGCACACCTTCTGGCACGAGTTGACCCACGCCATCCTGCATGACATGAAGCACCCGCTGGCCCCCAACGAAGAGTTTGTCGAGAAGTTCTCCAAGAGGCTCAACGATGCAATCCACAGCGCCAAGTTCTGAGTGGGACGACGACGCCATCGCCATGCTGGCCGAGTACGCTGGGTGGCATGTGGTGCGTGACGGCACTGCGTGGCACTTTTCGCGCCTGCACGACGAGTGGGCTGTGGATACCCTGTACGCCGAAACCAGAGAAGAAGCCCTGCAACTCCTTTCCAAAAGCGCATGAAAAAAACAGCTTGGTCACACTCCTCCTTGAAAGACTTCGAGGGCTGCCAGCGGCGGTATCACGAGGTCAAGGTGCTCAAGAACTACCCGTTCCAAGAGACCGAGGCAACGCGCTACGGCAATCAGGTCCACGAGTCGTTGGAGTTGTACGTTCGTGACGGCAAGCCGCTACCGCCTGAGCACTCGCAGTTCAAGGAGATCGCCGACGCGCTGATCAAGAAGCCCGGGCGCAAGCTGGCCGAGCAGCAGATGGCGCTGGATGCAGACCTCAAGCCTGTCGATTGGTTTGCCCCCAACGTGTGGGTGCGCGGCATCGCCGACCTCTTGATCCTTGACGACGAGAACCTCACGGCGTGGGTGGTGGACTACAAGACGGGCAACGACAAGTACCCCGACCGGGACCAGTTGGTGCTGATGTCGATCATGGTCTTCGAGCACTACCCGCACATCCGCAAGGTCAACTCGGCGCTGATGTTCATCGTCAAGAACTCGATGGTGAAGATGCAGATGGAGCGCGACCAGAAGGATCAGGCGTGGTGGAAATACCGCGAGCGCACGGCCCGCATCGAACAGTGCCACGAGACTGGCGTGTGGAACCCTAACCAGACCCCCCTGTGCCGCTGGTGTCAGGTGACTGGTTGTGAATTTAATCCGAAACATTGAGGAGCCGCGATGGAAGAGGAGTACGACGTAGTCGTTGCTACGCTACAAGAAGCCCGCGATAAGTTGTGGAAGATGACGCAAGGCAACATGCGCGCTGGCGCGTTCAACATCATGGACACCATACGGTTGGAGCAAATCGACCAACTGGATGATGCGATTAAACATTTCAAAACCCGCAAGGAGCAAGACCATGCCCTACAAGAACCCCGCTGACCGCGAAGCCTACCCCGCCTACGACCAGAAGCCCGAGGTCAAGAAGCGTCGAGCCGCACGCAACAAAGCCCGAGCCATGCTGGAGCGCGAAGGCGTTGTGCACAAGGGCGACGGCAAGGACGTTGACCACAAGAAGCCGCTGTCCAAGGGTGGAGCAACGACGCGCAACAACCTCAAGGCGGTGCCCGCCAGCGCCAATCGCTCGTACAAGCGCAACAAGGACCACTCGGTGAAATGAGCAACAGCTTCCACACCATCGTCACCGACACAACCGTTGCGCCGGGCGGCCCATACATCTACAACCCCAGCCATTCGGGCGGACCATTCGGCAACACAGGCACCATCCACGCACCGGGCGGCGTCATCACGGACGCAGACAAGGTGAACATGGCCGACCTCAACAGCGACGTGTTCAACAGCAAGGTTGAGACACTCGTCAACTTGTGGCTGACAAAGTACGGCACCGACTGGGTGGACATCTCGGACGTGATGGACGACGCGTTCTATGGCCGGGTCTACAAGCGCCTTCGCTCGCTCAGCGAGTTGGAGGTGCACTACCTCACTGACAGAGCGCGGTACGTGTGCCGCATGCCGGAGTAAAACAATGAAGGAGAAAGCGATGGCAATTTTTGAAAACAAAACGCAGAAGCAACACAGGCTTGACTACGAAGAGCACCTTCAGTTGCTGAAGATGCAGCAAGAGATTGAATACCAGAAGATGAGAGCGCGGGAGCAGCAAGCGCTTAACCAAATAGCGATGAACTCGGCAGCGATGAACATGAACTCCTCGCCGGGAACTCTCGGGGGGTACGGGCAGCAAAAGAAAGAGCGCTTCAACCCCAATAGCCGCGAAGCATTTCAAATCCCGCTGTCGCAGCTTGTGACCATGTGGCAGATCAAACACGGCGACCAGTGGGTTGAAGCCGACGCACCGATAGCCCCCAACGACGACCCCTTTTATATCGACGGTCTGCGACGCTTGCTGAAAGCAGAACTATTTGAGGAATACAACGGCTGGGTCCGCCTGAAAGAAAACGTGGAGAACGTCCTTGCAAATCGTTGACAACAAAGCGCTGGTGCTGCGCACGCGCAACCCCGGCAAGTACCAAGTCATCCCCAAGCACAAAGTCCTCTCCGAGGACAACGGCACGTACGAGATCGCCGTGTACTGGGGCCTCGATGAAACGCGGGTGCTGCGCAACCTCGGCGTGAAGAACGCCCCCAGCCCCATCACCAAACGCTACGACTGGCCCGGGCGCTTCAAGCCCATGCAGCACCAGATCGAGACCGCCTCGTTCCTCACGCTGTACCGCCGCGCGTTTTGTTTCAACGACCCCGGCACGGGCAAGACGCTGTCCGCCCTCTGGGCAGCCGACTACCTGATGAAGCGCGGCGACGTGCGCCGGGTGCTGATCCTGTGCCCGCTGTCGATCATGCAGTCCGCGTGGATGGGCGACATCAACCAGTCAATCATTCATCGCTCCGCCGTTGTGGCCCACCATGCGCAAGCTGCACGGCGCATCGAGATGATCCAGAAGGACTACGAGATCGTCATCACCAACTACGACGGGCTGAACCTGATTGCGCAGGAGATTCAAAACGATGGGCGGTTCGACCTCGTGATCGTCGATGAAGCCAACGCCTACAAGAACCCGCAGACCCGCCGCTGGAAGGCGCTGGCCTCGATCATCCGCCCCGAGACCTACCTGTGGATGATGACGGGCACCCCGGCCTCGCAGTCTCCGGTGGATGCGTACGGCTTGGCCAAGCTGGTGAACCCCGGCGGCGTCCCGAAGTTCTACACGGCGTGGCGCGACAAAGTCATGAACAAGATCAGCATGTTCAAGTGGGCCCCCAAGGCTGACGCGACGGCCACCGTTTTTACTGCGCTGCAACCTGCCGTGCGCTTTACCAAGGCGCAGTGTCTGGACCTGCCCCCGGTGGTGACGGTGACCCGCGAGGTGCCGATGACCCCGCAGCAAAACAAATACTACAAACTGCTCAAGGAGCAGATGCTGGTGCGCGCAGCGGGCGAGACGATCAGCGCGGTCAATGCCGGAGTTGCCGTAAACAAGTTGCTGCAAATCTCCTGCGGCGCTGCCTACACCGACGACAAGGAGGTGGTGGAGTTCGATGCGGCCCCGCGCTTGAACGTGCTGGATGAGGTGCTAGAGGAAACGTCCCGCAAAGTCATCATCTTCGCGCTGTTTCGCTCCAGCATCGACACCATCGTGGCGCACCTTCAAAAGCAGGGCATCGGCGTGGACACAATTCACGGCGACGTGGCGGCCAACAAGCGCGGCAAGATCATCAACGACTTCCAGACCACGGACACGATCCGCGTGCTGGTGATGCAGCCCCAAGCCACGGCACACGGGATTACCCTGACTGCTGCCGACACAGTTGTGTTCTATGGCCCGCTGATGAGCGTCGAGATGTACACGCAGTGCATAGCACGCGCCGACCGCAAAGGTCAAGACTCCGACAAGGTCACGGTTGTGCACATCGAGTCGAGCCCCATCGAGAAGAAGTTGTTCAAGGCCATGAACACCAAAGTAAACGACCACGCGCTGCTCGTCGGCATGTTCGACAGCGAGATAAAAAATTTGTGAAGGAAGGAGTTGCACTGACCGAATTTTCATGTAGCATGTCAAACCCTAGACAAAACAAAACCAATGGAGAACGCAATGAGTGATGTCGATGATGAGGAGTCACCCTCCTCGAAAGAAGAGCCCGCGCTGGTCGCTGTCCCCATGGACAAGCTGGCCCGCGTGTATCGCAAGATGGCTGCCGAAATCCAGCGCCTGACCACCGAGTACGACTCAAAGGTCGAGGAGATCAAGCGCCAGCAGGACGCGGTCAAGAACGCACTGAAGGACCAGATGCTCGTCATGGGCGTCAACTCGGTGCGCACTGACAACGGCACTGTGGTGCTGTCTACCAAGACGCGGTACCAGACGCAGGACTGGGACTCCCTCAAGGAGTTCATCAAGAAGCACGATGCGATTGACCTGCTGGAGAAGCGCATCGCGCAGACCAACATGGCAACCTTCCTAGAAGAAAACCCCGGCGTCGTGCCCGCTGGGTTGAACTCCGTGACGGAGTATCAGATTTCTGTTCGCAAACCAACCAAGTAAGGAGCAAGCAATGACCGACGAAGAAGTCGAAAAAGTGCAAAGCGTGGTTGACGGGATGGTGGAAGCCGCCCGCGCCCGTAACGCAACATCGGAAGACCTGATGCAAGCCAGTGTGTTTTTGTATGCGGTGACGGCGGAATGGGTAGGCATTCCAAAGGACTACTCCGCAAGCATGTTCGCCAAGCATCTTGGCGCGCTTTATGAACGGCAGGCCCAACTTCGCGCCGCCCAGCAACAGTAACTGAAAGGAGCAAGCAATGAGCAATGTGACCCTGTTCAACCCGAGCCAAGTGCCGGATTTCGTCAAGCGTCGGGGCGGCCTGTCCGATGTAGCCAAGGCCCTCGCAGGTGGCAGTGGCGGCAGCAGCAAGCGCATCTCGATCAAGGGCGGCGTGTTCCGTCTGCTGTCCGGCGGCAAGGAGATTGCCAGCATCGAGGACCGCCATCTGGACGTGGTTGTGGTCAACGCCGCGCCCACCGTGAACCGCGTGTTCTACGCCAAGAAGTTCGACGCAGGTGATGTGGGTGCGCCCGACTGCTGGTCCGCCGACGGCGTGACCCCGAGCCCGGACAGCGAGAAGAAGCAAGCGTCCAAGTGCGACGAGTGCCCGCAGAACATCGCCGGGTCTGGCAACGGAAACTCCCGCGCCTGCCGCTACCAGCAGCGTCTTGCTGTGGTGCTGGCCAACGATGTGGAAGGCGACGTGCTGCAACTGGCCCTGCCCGCAACCTCGATCTTCGGCAAGGAAGACGGTGACAAGCGCCCCCTGAAAGCCTACGCCCAGTGGCTGGCTGCCCAGAACATCGACCCGACGGACGTGATCACGCGCCTGAAGTTCGACACCTCCAGCGAGTCCCCCAAGCTGCTGTTCAAGGCCATGCGCTTCCTGACCGACGGCGAGTACGACATCTGCCAAGAGAAAGCCAAGTCCGGCGAAGCGCTCAAGGCAATCACCATGACGGTGGCCAAGATGGACGGCGTGCCCAAGATCGCGGCCCCCCTTGAGGGCACTGCGCCGCGCGCCAAGGCCAAGGTGGAAGCGCCTGCTGAAGAAGACGAAGCCCCCGCCCCGCCGCCCAAGAAGGCCAAGGCCAAGGCTGAGCCTGTGGAGGAAGTCGAGGAGCCCGTGGTGCGCAAGGAGGAGAAGAAGCCCTCCGCCGTGCCCGCTGCCAAAGCCAGCCTTGCGTCCATGGTGGACGACTGGGACGACGAGTAAAAGGAGTTCGGGGGGAAAGCGGATGCCGGATCGCCGGGCTGACGGCAAGGGAGGGTATTGTTGTTCCCCTCCTCAAAGTGATGCGGGAGATCAGCACCCGTCGGACGCAGCGAGTACCCCCACCTAAACCATGTCCTACTCAACTCAAACCGTCGAGACGGTCAAGAAGGCCCCCAAGACGCTGGGCAACCAGCTTGGGCGCTGGGCCGTGCACCTCGACTTCCCTGTGACGAAGATCGCCAAGCTGACCGGGGCGTCCCGGCAGACGGTCTACAACTGGTTCGAGGGCGGCGAAGTGTTCGTTGCCTACCGCCCAGCCGTCACGGACCTTCTAACAATTCTTCGTTCGTCGAGCACCGCCGACGACGCTTGGAGCAAAGCATGCAAGGCATTCAACCACACAACCTGACGAACCGAGAACTCCTGCGGTACATGTACATCATGGGCTTCGACAAGGTGCCCCCTGAGTGGATCAAGGAATTAGTAGAGCGCTTCGTGCGCGCGCTGGACGGCGAACATCTTGCAGACGACCTGAAATAAATAACCCGAGGATTCTGAATGACACCGCTGGATTTCTTAGCGGCGGTTCTGCCATCCCCGGGTCACGGGTACTACTGCGCGGCGGAACTAAGTAATAAAAAGGAGCACCGCTATGAGGAGAATCTTGAAGACCTGATCCCCCACATCGACGCGTGGAACGCGGCGAACTACGACATCTACTTCGCGCTGGCGACGTTTGCCGAGGAAGGCAGCCGTGAGGGCACGAACGCACGTCACATCCGGTCGATGTTCATCGACATGGACGGGTACGCCTCCAAGAAGGAAGCTGCCGCTGCGCTGTCCGAGTTCATGCAAAAGACTGGCATGGACGCGCTGGGCACGCCGTGGTTCGTTGGGTCGGGCGGGGGACTGCACGTCTACTGGCCGCTGACCGAGACTCTGCCTGTTGCCACTTGGAAACCTGTTGCCGAGAACTTCAAGCGCCTGTGCAAGCAGGAGGGGCTGCGCATCGACATGAACGTCACGGCGGACGTGTCCCGGGTTCTGCGAGTGCCGGGCACGCGCAACCACAAGAAGAAGTACGGCACGCCCCGGGAGGTGAAGTTCCTTGGCGCTGGCGACGCCTTCGAGTT